CCGTCCTGCACGCAACAGACATTGAGACATGCCTTCCTGTCTTGCCATACTTTATCCCTACGAAAAGCTTTCCCTTGAGTGCTGGCATTTGTTTAACTGAAAGGCTTTCCCATTCTGCCCTGCTTATTGCGGATTTAAGGTTGTACCTTATCCAGAGTCCAAGCCTCTGTATGTTGAAATCAGTTGTATCGGAGGTAATTTCGTCCATTATCTTGCGCTCCGTCAGTATCGTTCCAAGCGATGGGTTTGTGTAATACCACAATTCCCTGTCATATATGTCTGAAAAATCTTCAACTCCCCACTCTGCCCAGCCTGCATTGACTGCTGCCCCTGATAATGTCTTGTCCCTCTGCTTCATAAATACGGTTCCTGCACTCACATTGGTCGGGGGTGTACCACAGAACAATGTCTGTGGGTTTGGCGAGTCGGACACGACATATTTTAATGCCGACTCCTGGTCGTCGGTATATTCCTGCGCCTCATCTATCACCAGTAGGTCAAAGCCTTCGCCCAGACCGCCTTTTGATGACCTTGTCCTAAATTCAACCCTTGCGTCACTGCCTTTGATATATATGCTTTCCCTTCCAATCGCCTTGATTGACTTATACGCTATTTTAGCCTTGTCAAGCATCATACACAGACGTTCCCACGCCATATGCGACGTTGTGGTTCTGTGGGCTGTGTGCAGAATCCTTTCATTATTCATCAAACCCCACATTTCACGCATTACTACGATTTCATTCTTACCGTTGCGCCTTGGGATTGAGTAGCCGAACTTGGTATGTGTCCACAGACCGTCATCATTATAAGCCAGTATGTCGTAGAGCATTAGCTCCTGCCATTCCTGCGCCTTTCTGCCTGTGCTGTTGTATATTTCAACCGCTTCGTTTCCATGTGTTTGCTCATACGGCAGGATTACTGACTGGGTAGGTTGCTGTCTTCCTTTTCTGTTTTCTGCCATATAAAACCTCTGTAATTTTTTGATTGCCCATTGCCAATTGTCGTGATTTTTAGTATACTTTATATACATAGAGGGCAGCTTCCCCTGTGGACCCTTTGGGACCGCAGTATCGGGGCTGTCTTTCTTTATCTGTACCTCAGCACCCTCACAATGTCATTCCCTTTCCTGATTATGACATCAAGTGCGCCTTTATTCCTTTTGGCTATGTATCTGGCAACAGTATCCACCGCCTCGTCCTCTCCAACGTCCATATTGCTGATGTCCAACACTATACCTGCTGCTTTTCCTTGTCTGCCCTCCCTCTCTAACGTCTCTGAAAGCTGCTCCACCGCCTTCCTGATTCGTGCCTCCATTGTGGAGTTGGACGAACATCTTTTAAATTCCCAGTATGTCCCGTTCCAATATGAATCAGGCGTTTTCACCCTGTTCGAAGCTGGCAAAAGTTTGACATCTCCACCGAAATTTTTAACAATCCAGTTGGCTGTCTCTATGTCCTCATCAAGATATTTCACATTATCGCCAAGCGACACGCTCCCGCTTTTGGGAATGGCATTCTGCAAATACTGTTCCGTTGCATCTTCAATCTGCGCCGTTATCCATTTCTTCCTTTCAAGGTATGTCCCCAGACTCTTTCGTTCTTCGATTTCATCATCATTTGAAACGTCTGTCCACTTCTTGGTGTGTACGTTCTGCGCCCTCCCCTTGTCAGGGTGATATTCCACTGTGCAGTAGCAGTTCTTGTGCCGACGGTAAACATCCGCTGGGACGTTATCGGGATAACTGTATGTTCCAACCAACCTACTGCACCACTCGCAGCAATGACCTGTTGATTTTCTTATAATCTTGGGTGACATGCCTGCACCACTTTGAAACTCGGCATTCTGCCTTACCGACTCGTCTACATGATGTTGGATAAAGTTCTTCGATGCCGATTTTATAAACGACATCATGCCGTCAAAATTGCCGCTTTCTGAAACATGTTTGGCAATACCGTCAATCCTGTCGGAGTCAATGTCTGGTCTTACCGCCTTAATGCCTATTCCTGCATCGGCGTTAAGCTGTGACTGTATATCCTCTGTAATATCCGCAATATCTGCATACCCTTGTGTGAGTGGCGGTCTTACCAAGCCATGCGCCGTATTATAATCAGGCACACCTTCTGGAAGCATGTCCTGCGTTATCTTGTCAAAGGCTGCTGCCAGTATGTCCCCCAGCTCCGATGCGTATTTGTTTGCGTCATCATATGTTGCTGTGCCTTTTTCAAGTTTTTCCATGATTTCCGAAAGCTTCCTGCTGTCTGCCTTCCCACTGCTGTATGATTTCTGTATAAGTTCCAGAATATTTTGAGATATATCATCCATTTACCGACTCCCTGCTCTGGTTGATTCCTGTTAAATCCCTTAAATTGTCACTGCTGAAATATCCTGGGACAGCCTGATTTATTTTAATAGCGCCGTCTCCTATGCTCGACAGCATTGCGCCGTCAGGCTCAAATATCGGCTCCCATACTGGTTTTGTAAGGTATATCTGCCTACGCATGTAAGGGTAGTCGTCCCGTACACATGCTGCAAGATAACCAACATTAAGAAAACCAGCGCCGAATGTCCTCTGCGCCTTCTTTGCATTCAATCGCAGGTTCTCGTGTGCCGCCTTTATCGCTTCAACGCTTGAAGGGTTGTCCGACGCAAAACCTAGGTCGTCCATTGTAAGACCTGTTTCGCCTGCAAAAAGTGCGGCAAACATTTTAAGCTGTTCATAATATGGTGTCATGCTCTGCTGCTGGAACTGTCCCACGACAGGTTTTTCACCGTCTTCATCCTTGGTAAATGTGAGCAGACTGCTCATCGAAGCCTGCCATTTGTTCATTTCAAGGTCTTGTGATATGCCAAGTGCATATTTCTGTGGGAAGCTGTAAAATTCCGCTGATATTTCCGCCCTCTTTATCGTCCTTAATGCTGACTGCTGTATTTTCATGCAAGCCCTGCTTATCCTCGAATGTCCAAACGGACGCACTGCATCGGGGCGGTTGATAATTGGGACGAGTAATGGATAGGGTGCATTATTAGTGAGGCTGTATGGTTTTTCTCCTTTGGGATAGTACCATGTAATTCCTGGCTTGAAATAAGCCTCCAGCGTGGGGTTATTACTATCGTCCCTCTCCAATACTGCGTACCCCTCATACAAAAGGTTTGTGATGGGGTCTATCCTTCCAGTGGCGTTTCCGCCGTCAATCACCTGAAGCCTTGGATATCCTGTCTCGTCAGGTGAAATATAAATAAAGCAACATGCGGTTATCAAAGCTGAAAGCACCGCCGAATCATATAGTGTATCTGGATTATTCATCTGAAATATCTGATTTAGATTGAAGTTATCATCTGTGAACTCCCTGAATATGAGTCTGTCCGCAATACTGTCAACAGCCTTGGCACTCCATCCGAGCACGCCATTTAGCCAACTCATATTGGGTGGCAGCATCTTGCTGTAATCATTTAGCACATTCTTCATCTCATAATATTCATATCGTGTCAGTACCCTTATCCGCTTTGCATTTAATTTGTTTTTCAAATATTCAATACCCTTGTATTCCACGTTCTTGCCTCCCAATTAAATTTTCACGAGAAAATATTCCCAGTGACGGCTGAACTCCAAAGCAAGGGCGCAAGGGGGAGGTATGCCCCCATGTCTGTTACTTGCCTCTGTACTTTGTCCAATCACAGCTTAAGGGAAGTATTCTGTTGCTTATCGTCTCCTCCGTCTCGCTTGCCTTCGTCTTGACCAGCAGGTTTGATTTTTGTCTGTTGCAAGTCATGTGTGCAAGTTGCAGATTGTCTATGTCGGACGGATGCCCTCCCCTGTCAATCGGTATTATATGGTCTATACACGCACTCAGCGGATGCGGATAGGCAATGCTTTTGTCAACTGGTTTGCCACATATCCCACACACGCTCTGTGTCGCCATTATTTTCTTTTTGTTTCTCTCGTATGCAAGCCTGTGTGGTCCGTCATGATCTGGTCTGTATCTGTTAGCCATAGGGGGACTCCTTTTACATTCTTACTGATAAAACAAAGAACACCGTGGGTATAAATCCACAGTGTTCTTTGCTACAAAAGAGGTACATTCGAAAAAAGTCTCTGATTTACACCAATACTCTTAATCTACTACCATCATACCTCTTTAAGAGGGGAAAAAATCGACACTTTATCTTCGTTTATCGTGGCTTTCTAGGTATCTGGAGACTATCTTCTGCGGTGTTGTCTTCTCGTAGTGCATGAGCCTTGCGACCTTGCACCAGCTAAAATCATTGACGTAGTGCAGATTCACCGCCCTCCTTACCTTGCTGTCATCAATGGTGTTAATCCATTCCATAATCTCCAGCTCCAACGACTCACATTTGTCAAGGTTTTTATTAAGGAGTACAAGCTGCTTTTCAACTGCTGCCATGCGGTTTTGGTTTTCACTGGCGTTATCTTTTCTATTTTCAAGTTCGGCAATCCTGTCTTTCGTTTCCCTGATTTCCGCACGCAGGCTGGTTAGTTGTTCAAGTGTTTCCTTTGTCATTGCGTTTGTACCCCTTCCTTGATTTTGTTATTTATCAAATATTCATATAATGTTTTATATGTTGTTAACTCTCTCTTTAAGCTTGATTTTGTATTCTGATATTGTCTTGCATACGGTGTCTAAATCCATGTTTAAGTGTCTTGCTATATTTTCAGGGTTCCATGGACCCCCTTTTTTGTGTAGCTCTATAATTTTCGCCCTGTCAACGAAGTCCTTTGTTTCCTTTCTCTTCCTTATCGGTGACACGTTGCCTGTTGCCAGTATGTTTTCGCCGTTTAATAATTTCTCCTTGTCTTCGTATGGCAGGGAGAATAATTTGCCAACCAGTCCATAGCAGTTCCAGCAGATTTGCGCACCGCCTTTTCTTAAAAAGCTGTTCTCTATCGGCTCTCCGTCCCCGTCAATTCCCCGCTGCTGGTATGCGTCAATTATGACATGCGTTCCTTCCGCAGGGTCTATTTCCTTTCCGCAGCTGTCGCATTTTACTATAATCATGTTGCCCTCTCCTTTTTTTGCTTTTATTCTTCGCTGCCTAGCAGCTCGGTTATTATACGTTCGAGTTTCTTGACGTAGTGTCTGGTATTCCTTGACTCCTTTCGCCAATATTGCGCCGCAGTGTTCAATGCTTCGTTGGCTGTCCGTAATTTTCTGTTTTCCCTGCCTTGGACTGCTGCCGCCTTCTTTATCCTGTTTAACTCGTCATTTAATTGGGCAATCTCGTCATTCAACTTGGCAATCTCGTCATTGCCCAATTGGATTTCTTTTTCAAGACCGCCTTTTTCGTCCTCCAGGTTCTCCACTTTCCACTCAAGGTCGCTCAACTGCTGCCTAAGTTCCTCATTCTCGTCATGCAATTTGTTATTCATGTCTGCCTTGGTGTCCTTTGATTCTTTGAGGCTTTTTACCTCCCTGCTAAGCTCTATCACCATTCCTGCCACGTTTAGAAAGCGTTTTTCTTTATAC